CTTGGTATACCGAAGACGACTGGAATAAAATGGACGACATACTGGATCATGACAAAGATGAACAGTATGGATATGCAGCAATTGAGCAGTTGATTGAAAAGTATCTAGTGCGTAATCGTACAACCAAAGAAACATACGAAACTCCCCAAGTACGTTACATGGTTGCTGCGGCTACTGTGTTTCACAAAGAAGAGACCAACACAGCTCGTATAAAATATATCAAGGAATACTACAATGCGGCATCAGACGGCCTGTTTACTCTTGCTACACCTGTCTTGGCTGGTCTTGGCACTCCAACTAAACAGTTTAGCAGTTGTGTTCTTATCCGCAGTGACGACAATCTGGATAGCATCTTTGCTTCGGGGGAAATGATGGCCAAGTATGCCGCTAAACGTGCCGGCATTGGTCTTGAAATTGGTCGCTTACGTCCATTGGGCTCCCCAATTCGCGGTGGCGAAATCATGCACACAGGTATGATCCCATTTTTAAAGAAATGGTTTGGTGACCTACGTAGTTGCAGCCAGGGTGGCATTCGTAATGCGTCTGCTACTGTGTTCTATCCTATATGGCACTATCAGTTTGATGATCTGATTGTACTTAAAAACAATCAAGGCACAGAAGAAACTCGTGTTCGTTTTATGGACTATGGTGTTGTACTATCTGCACTTTTCTGGAGACGATTTAAGAACAAAGAAAACATAACTTTCTTTGATCCTAACGAAGTACCTGACCTGCATCAAGCATTCTATAGCGACACAGCTAAGTTTGAAGAACTGTATGTCAAGTATGAAAAGCGTAAAGATCTACGCAAGAAAACAATGTCAGCTGAGGAAGTATTCAAAGGCGGCATACTAAAAGAACGTACAGACACAGGCCGCATCTATCTTGTGTTTATCGACAATGTAATGAATCAAGGTCCATTTGATCCAGAGTATCATACAATCTACCAAAGCAATCTCTGCATGGAGATACTTTTGCCAACTAAACCATTCCAGAGATTAGACGATGACGAGGGCAGAATTGCATTATGCACTCTCGGCTCAATAAATTGGGGTGCGTTTCGTAATCCAGAAGACATGCGTAGAGCGTGCAAGATCTTACTAAGATCACTGAATAATATTTTGGATTATCAAGACTTCTTGTCAATTCAAAGTAAATTAAGTAATGATGAAATTCGTCCTATTGGAATTGGTATTACTAACTTGGCATATTGGCATGCTAAACGCGGTATGCAGTACGGAACTCCCGAGGCATTGGCCGAAGTTAAATCCTGGACCGAGCATCAAGCATACTATTTAACTGAGGCCACTGCGGAATTGTCTAAGGAACGTGGTGCATGTCTACATTCGGCTAAAACTCGTTATGGACAAGGAATATTTCCTTGGGAGTTAAGAGCGAAAGGAGTTAACGAACTTACAGATTTTACACCAGAGTTGGATTGGGAATTGTTGCGTAGTCAACTTAAAGAATATGGGGTACGTAATGCTACTGTAATGGCTGTGGCCCCTGTAGAGAGTTCGTCGGTTGTAATTAATTCAACCAACGGTATTGAAATGCCAATGAGTCTGATTACAGTTAAAGAATCGAAGGCAGGTTCTTTGGTACAGGTTGTGCCGGAATATAATAAGTTAAAATCAAAATATCAACTTATGTGGGAGCAAAAAGATTGCGTGGGATACTTGAAGACAGCAGCCGTTATTGCTGCGTATGTGGATCAAAGTTTGAGTTCAAATACTTTCTATAACCCTGCACATTTTCCGGATCGTAAAGTACCAACTACTTTGATTGCTAAGAATTTAATGAATTTTTGGTATTGGGGTGGAAAGACACTGTACTACTCACTTATTAATAAGCAAGGATCTAAATCCTTAGATGAAACACCTCCGGATATGCCACTCGAACAAATTAATTTTGATGACGATTCCGATTGCGAAAGTTGTAAGCTCTAGTATGAATAGTATACCCGCATACGTTTATTATATCAAGCATCTTCCAACAGGAAAGTTTTATTACGGATCTAGATATAAGCACATCGATAAGGGTATACTTCCGGAGCAAGATTTATGGAATAATTATTTTACATCTTCGAAAGAAATTAAGAAATTAATCGAAGATACTAGCACTAGTTCGTTTGAATGTAAAATAATCTATACTGATCCTGATTCGGATAAATGCTTTATCTACGAACAAACTCTTATTAAAGACAACATTGGTGATCCTTTGTGCATAAACAAACGATACTTTGATTCATCGAACGGAGTAACAGTATTTTGCACATACAGTAAAACATTATCAAGTAAAGGCAAGCCTAAGAAAGAATCCACAAAAGAAAAGATGCGTAAGCCAAAAAGTCTGTTACATAGAGACACCATTAGCAAGGCACAACTAGCTAATGGCGGTAACGGGCCGGCTAACCATACAGAAGAATCAAAAAATAAAACTAGAGAAACAATGAAATTAAAGCCACCGAGACCTACTAAAACTTGTCCGCATTGCGGTAAAGAGGGCGGAGCGATAGCAATGCCACGTTGGCATTTTGACAACTGTAAGGAAAAACAATGAGTAATGCACAATACGATTTGTCTAAAAAGACAAATTATCTTCAACGAAAAATGTTCTTAGATCCCGAAGGCCCAGTGACGGTACAGCGGTTTGAAGAAACCAAATATAATAAGATTGCCGATTTTGAAAAAACACAAAGAGGTTTTTTCTGGGTTCCTGAAGAAATTAGCCTAACTAAAGACCAGGCTGATTTTAAGGATTCTAGCGATGCAGTTAAGCATATCTTCACTAGTAACTTGTTGAGACAAACAGCTTTAGATAGTCTGCAAGGCCGCGGCCCAGTACAAATCTTTTCTCCGGTAGTCAGTCTACCTGAGCTTGAGGCGTTAGTATTAATATGGTCGATGTTCGAGACGAACATTCATAGTCGCAGTTACAGCCATATTATTCGGAATATCTATTCTGTTCCTAAGGATGTGTTCAACACAATTCACGACACTGAAGAGATTGTTGGTATGGCCGCAAGTGTGGGCAAGTACTATGATGCCTTACATAAAATTAATTGTTACAAAGAAATTGATCCACAGATGGCCGGCGAGGACGCACACATCAAAGCAATTTGGTTAGCACTACATGCAAGCTATGCACTAGAAGCATTTCGCTTTATGGTCAGCTTTGCTACAAGTCTTGCAATGGTAGAGAACCGTATCTTTATTGGCAACGGTAATATTATTAGCTTGATCCTACAAGACGAACTGTTGCACAAAGGTTGGACAGCATTCTTGATCAATCAAGTAGTAAAAGAAGATCCACGCTTTGCACAAATTAAAGCAGAATGCGAAGCCGAAGTATACGAGATCTACAAAGATGTTATTCGCGAAGAAAAAGAATGGGCTACCTATTTGTTTAAGAAAGGTCCTGTGATTGGACTCAACGCCAACATCCTAATGGACTTTGTAGACTATACTGCTGTGGATGCACTCAAGCAGATTGGTATCAAGTATCAAGGTACAGCACCGCGTAGTACACCTATTCCTTGGTTCAACAAGCATACAGATATCAGTAAGAAGCAATCAGCATTGCAAGAAACAGAATCAACGAATTATGTAATCGGGGTCATGTCCGACGATCTTGACTACGATCAATTACCATCACTATAAGGAAAATATGAAACTAACAGTTTATACAAAAGACGACTGTCCATACTGCGATATGGCAAAAGCACTATTAGAAACTAAAGGTATCGAATATACTACAGTAAATGTAGGCATTCGTACAGAAGCTCGTGACTATTTGGTCGAGCAAGGTTTGCGTAGCGTACCACAAATTTTCAATGGTACAACATTAATTCAAGGTGGCTATCAGGGTCTAGCTGCCAAACCAGAAGAATTTTGGACCCAACTTAAAGGATAATAATGAACGAAGGCGAAATTAGTACAATTAAACTTACTTCCGGAGAAGAAGTTGTGGCAAAAATTATGAAAGTCGCTGACGGTATGTTGGTTGTTAAACATCCAGTCAGCATTGGGCCCAGTCCAGGCGGCGGCTCACCAATGTTGATCCCTAGTATGTTTACTGCTGAGATGGACAAAGATGTAATCCTGTATGCATCGGCAATTTCTATGGTTGCTCCAACTAGAGAAGATGTCAAAGTCTCTTACATTAAAGCAACCACCGGCATCGATGTGCCGGCTAAGAAACAAATTATTACAGGCTAAGACTTGCTGAATAAGAAGAATAGTCTATCCTGATCCTGTTTTAGTGTTTCAAGTGTTAGATTAAACTTCTTAGCAAATTCGTAAGCAATTTCAAAGGACCATGGAAATATTTCAACCCATGGTCCGTTTTTATGAACATGCCCTGGGTTAACACGCATCCATAGCTTTCCGCCCGGTGCCAGTAAATTAACTGTAGCATCAAACCGTAGTTCGATATCTTCGCGACTGTTAAAGTTAATAGATCCCAGTGCAATAATATGATCGTGTGACTCCGGCTCTACTCGATAGTCCATAATGTCTACCTGAAAGTCTGCACAGTTATTGTACGGATCAATACCCACTAGATTTGGTATACGCCCTTTAAACGGATTGTATCCACAACCTACATCCAGTACACGCTTTGGATTAGCACGGCAAATTTCTTCTGCAATGCGATAACCTGTCCATTGATACTGTTCTGTACGCGGCTTCCAAACTTCACCAAAGAACCAGTTTAAGTAACGAACATCAGTGCGTTCTACTAGATCGCCGAGTGTTCCGTCTAACTCGACGGGCACACCAAAGGTGGATTCGAGTTTTTGAATAAACTTTTTCTTGCGTGCCGGAGTCCAAGGCAAGTCATTCAATTTGAAATCAGTTTTGATTTTGTGCTTAACATACTCGTACTTGTCAATATTGAAGGCTTCTCGCAAATTTTCTTCAATACACTTCAAAATTTTACTATTCATTAGTTTTTTCTCTAAAAAGGTAAATAAATTTACAAAGATGCAAAATTTTTGTCGTCTTTGTTTTAATCAACTATATATCATTATATTTTCACAAGGAACAAAAATGAAACGTATTATCTCTGTCCTATTGCTGGCTGTAACATCAATAGTCCCTGCTATATCTGCTGCATGGGAACCAACTAAACCAATCAGCGCGGTAATTGGATTCAAGCCCGGGTCCGGGAACGAAGTGGGGTTTCGCGTACTTGCAGCCGAAGTTACAAAGGCTAATCCGATGGCCAATTTTGTTATAGAACTTAAACCCGGTGCAGACAGCGTGATAGCAACTAATTATCTGCAAGAAGCAAAGCCCGACGGTTATACTATTAGTGTACCCAGCTACATGGGCACCTATATCACCAATGACATTTGGCAAAAAGATCTAATGAAGTTTAAATGGGATAGTTTTATCACAGTAATGGGCATGGGCAAGAGTCCCCTGACTATTGTGGCACATCCATCAAGCAAAATTAATACGCCGGCAGAACTAGCGGAATATGTTAAAAATACAAAGAAACCTGTAAACTTTGCAGTGGGGTCTGGTGCACATCGTCTAACATTTGAATATTTCATGTGGAAGGCCAATGGTAATAAGGAACTAGTTAAGTTTGTTCAGTTTGCAGGACCATTGCAAACAGTCACAGCAACAGCCACTGATGCTGGAATTGAATTTGGTATTATGCCAATTAGTGTTGCTTTACCTCTAGTACAAGCCGGTAAAGTTAAAGTAATAGGCATAACGGGAGACAAGAAACTTGCCGGCCTGCCAACAGCAGAACTAATTAAAGTTGGTGGTAGTTACATTGATATCTATGCAGCATGGACTTTAGCACTACCACCAAATACGCCTACAGAGATCGTTGAATGGTATCGTAAAGCATTTACAGCCGCACTTGACGCTCCTGCAGTTAAAAAATACTACGAAGATAACTTGATTGTTCCTGCTATTGGAGAAATGACTCCTGAAGGATTTAACAAACATGCTAAACAACTTCGTGATATCTGGCTTCCATTAGCAGATAAAGTTGACCTCTCAGAGACCAAATGAAATATATTTTTATGGCAGGTGCTCCAGGATCCAAGTGGTCCAGTGTAGCAAAAAACATTTACTTTAGTCCCGACATTGATCGCAGTGATGCTAGTCCTGACCGAGAATACTGGCATAGTGCATGGGGCGAACCTCAGCTGATGCACCTAGGTGCATACTTTGATCCCGGCATGGAGTTTGACCTAAGTCAGCAAATGAATTTAGAATCTAAAGAGCACCTAGAGGAATTCTTCGATAGTGCATTTTCCCCAGACGGAACTGGTATTCGTATTATTAAAAGTCATATCTTTGCACACCACATTGAATTTATTAAAAAGACATGGCCGGATTGC